GAGCAAATGATTGTCGGACTGCAAGCAATTCTTCTTGCCAAACAACCAGCATGAGCGAGACCATCATGAGTGACTACATCAAAGGATTCGACGCAGGTGTGAACTGCGTTTTGACCGAAATACAACGATTGGAGAAAATCGGGCCTATAAGCCTCGATCAGCTCATCAAGCACCTTGACCCTCAACTCGACCAGAAAACGGCTCAAAAGCCCGATAAAGGGGCTCCATGAGCATGGCTGTGATCAAGAGCGTACGAGTTGCGCTCCGCGGAATACCTGATGGTATGACCCTAGAAGAGTTAGCTGATTTGCTCAACAGACCAAAGACCAACGTCAGGAAGGTTTTAAAGAACATGCCAGACGTATACATTGACCGATGGGAAGTGGCGCCAAGAGGGCAGTACAAAGCTGTCTGGTGTGCTGTTATTCCCCCAACTGACTGCCCAAGACCCAAAGGAGTAAGCAATGGATGACGACGATATTCAAGACTACGTTCGCCCTTGGAAAAGATTAACGGACGAGGAGATTCAGAAGGCTTTAGGGGTAACTTCTGAAAGCTCCAACTGGAACATGATCATGGTGCTCGAGTGGGCAAAGAAAATAGAAGCCGCCTTGTTGGAAAAAAACACATGACCAAAGACGAAGCATTACGCCTTGCATTGGAGGCTTTGGAGATGTATGAATTAGAAACAAATTCAGAGTTTCAACGCAAGGCCATCACCGCCATTAAAGCCGCACTAGAAGCGAAGGATGAGCCTATGGCGTGTATTGAGTACATCCCATGTTGCTTAGATAAGACTTGTCCAAAATGTAAAGCAATCACCCCACCACAGCGCACATGGGTAGGGCTGACGGATGATGAGATTGTTTTGATTGTGGCTGAGTGTGCGGCTTCTCATCAGCACACGGACATTCACTTTGCCAAAGCCATTGAAGCCAAACTCAAGGAGAAGAACACATGAGTGATGGCTATTACTGCGTAGTGTGCGGCAGGTTTTTGTTGGCAAACGAACACGGGGTCATTGTGCATGACGATATATTGCATCCGCAAGAAATGGATTTTGCAGACGAGGAGAAACCACAATGACTCCATTAGTTTGTAAAGCCGTTAAGTTCGCGCCAGAGCCAGAAACAGCACTGTGGTTTGATGTTGGTCAGATGAATACAACTCCCGCAATGAAAGTTCCTGCTGATTCCTTAATGAACTTGCCATCAAAAAGAACTGGCATTGTTGGACTTGACACAGGCGGAAAAGATTTTGCCCTGTGGCTTACAAAGGGTGATGGTTCTGTTGCCGTTGGAGGGTGTTCAATGTGGCATGGTGGCAAATACTTTGCGCCATACGCATACATCGTAACGCCAGATGGCTTTAAGGTTTACCGCAAAGGTGAAGAAATCACCCTAGAGGACATCAAGCCAGTGCATCGCATGGTGCTTGCTGTGGTGACCAAGTTGGCCATGCAGTCTGAGGGCTACAAACCTACACCCCAACGCACATTCATCAACCAAAAGCGCCAGTCAAAAGGAAAACCAGCCTTGACATTTGATTGGCACACCGTAGTGATAGAGCCGCCAAAACAAAAGAATGACCCGCAAGGTGGTACACACGCAACGCCACGCCGCCATCAAGTGCGTGGACATTGGCGCACTTACAAATCAGGAAAGCGCGGTTGGGTGAGTGAATGTTGGAAAGGTGATGCAAGCAAAGGAACTGTTTTTAAAGACTATCAACTCAAGGAGAAGAACACATGACTGAATGGACACAAGAAGAGGACGAAGCCTTCAACGATGTTGAGAAGCACAGTAACCTTGGCAAACAAATACTGCGTGAGCTAGGACAGCCGTACCACTTTGACATTTTTGTGTCCCCATCACAACGCAACAAGGTGCTAGAAGAGGTGGCGCTCGAGTTCGACAAGATGACCAACTTCGGGGACACGGCGGCATCCTTCGCATGTTACGTGAGGGGTATGAAGCAATGACAGAGCAGATCTGGGAAGCGGATTGGATCAGCGAGAACCCTGAGCTAGCAAACAAAGCCATCACAGAGCTACAGACTCAGGTGCAGGAGCTAGAGTCAAAACTGAAACACGCGAACAACAAAATCGCAAAACTAGAAAGCCAAAACAAAGAATACAAGCTCACCATCAAAGACATGGACAGAAGAATCATGAGGGGATTGAAAGACTAACCATTGCAAACAAAACGAAACGTGCGTTAAACTTCACGTTAAAAGGAGTTCCAGCAATGGCAAAGAAACCAAAGAGTCTTCCCAGCGACACTGTCGCCGACGTGACAGGTGAGCCGCAAACAAAAGAAGTGACAAAGATGGGCAGACCCTCCAAGTACTCGGATGAGGTAGCTCATGAGATCTGTACTAGGCTAGGACTAGGGGAGAGCCTACGCAAGATATGCAGGGATGATCACATGCCGAGCTTGGCGAGTGTGATGAATTGGTTAACTACGAAGCCTGACTTTCTTGACCAATACACACGCGCACGTGAAATTCAGGCCGAGACTCAGTTCGATGAGCTGGTTGACATTGTTGACCAACCACCTGAGCTGAACTACGTGACAGACAAGAACGGTGAGCTGGTCGAGGTCAAGTTCGACTCCTCCTACGTAGCTTGGATGAAGCTCAGGGTTGACACCCGCAAATGGACAGCCGCTCGCATGGCGCCTAAGAAGTACGGTGACCATAAAGTGCCAGAGCAGAAAGAAGATCAAACCGTCATCGATGTGTCGGTCAGGGATCTCATGGACGTGGCTGTCAAACGCCTTGAGCTGATTCGGATCGCTGAATGAGCGCTGTCATTGAACAAGACATTCTGGACATCCTGCAAGATAGGGATCTCCAGAAGAAGCTTGGCCCCTACCACGGAGCGGCATACGCCACACGCATTAAATGGCTCTCAGGCGCGTTTAATCACCAGAAGCTACCCCAAGGTGAGTGGTGGTCTATTTGGCTCATGCTGGCTGGTCGTGGGGCTGGCAAGACCCGTACAGCGGCTGAACAGCTCTGGTGGTGGGCATGGGAGAACCCAAAGACCCGCTGGCTGGTATCTGCTCCAACATCGATGGACGTCAGGGGTACGTGCTTTGAGGGTGAGTCAGGGCTAGTCGCCGTGATCCCAGAGATCCTGATCGCTGACTACAACAAAGCCCTGCACGAGATCACGCTGGTCAACGGTAGCCTAATCAAAGGCATATCAGCCTCAGAGCCTGATCGTTTCCGTGGTGGTCAGTATCACGGTGCATGGCTGGACGAGCTAGCCGCTTGGGACTACCTCGACGAAGCTTGGTACAACATCCAGTTCGCTGTGCGTCTTAAGAAGGCTGATGGCAGGACTCAGGTGATCGCCACCACCACGCCTAGACCCAAAGACCTGATCGTAGAGCTGTTAGGCAGGGAAGGCGACGACGTAGCCATCACCACCGCCTCGACCTACGTGAACCTAGCTAACCTTGCTCCAAGCTTTCAAAAGCAGATCCTTGCATACGAAGGTACTAAGATTGGCAGGCAGGAGATCCACGCTGAGCTGATCGACCCAGAAGAGTCAGGTATCGTCAAGCGCGAGATGTTCAAGCTCTGGGCGCCTAACAAGGAGTTTCCTAAGTTCGAGTACATACTACAAAGCTATGACTGCGCCAGCTCAGAGAAGACTGTCAACGATCCGACAGCCTCTATCACATTCGGTGTGTTCAAGCCCCTTGATGGCCCAATGTCCGCGATGGTGATCGACTGCTGGCAAGACCGCCTCCAGTACCCAGACCTGCGCCCCAAGGTGATCGAGGAGTACGACGTGGTCTATGGTGAGGGCAAGAACAAGAAGCGGGTTGACCTGATCCTCGTGGAAGACAAGTCAGCAGGTATAGCGCTGATCCAAGACTTACAGCGTGGGCATTTGCCTGTTCGGGCCTATAACCCCGGGAAAGCGGACAAGATCCAGCGCCTCAACATCGTCTCCAACATCATTGCCGCTGGGCGTGTATGGATCCCTGAGAGCAGTGTCAGGAAGGGCTACGTCAAGGACTGGGCTGAAGGGTTCGTCTCCCAGATCTGTAGCTTCCCTGACTCAACGCATGATGACTTCGTAGACGCCTGCACCCAAGGGCTGAGGTTCCTGCGTGATGCTGGCTGGCTGGACATCGACGGAGCACCGAGGGACGACTACGACATGGACGACTATGTGGACAGTGGTCAGCGTAAGCTTGAGAACCCGTACGCGGCATGATGGACGGATGCCAACACCCAAGGTATCATTGGGGCAACAGCAACTCAGCAGGATAAGCCATGGCTGACGAAAACAAACCAGCGTTCTACCCACGAGTTGGGAACATCAAGGCAAAGAACTTCAGATCGGCTAAGCCAATGCCGTTCATTGATGACGAACGTGCGATGGAGCTCCCGCAGTACAGCGAGAACATCAGAGGCTTAGGCGGGGTTGACTTAAGCGTCCCTACCAAACAGAACCTAGAACTCAACAGACGCATTACCCAGCGTGATGCTGACCTCATGCGTCAGGTGCAGGCTGATAGGTCTATCCCTGAGAAGCTTGCTGGTGGCTTACAAGCTGGTAGGTTCATGGGATCAGCCCTAACCCAAGCGATCAACTCCTTGCCTACCCGCATAGCCAAAGGCGACGAGGCGGCTGACAAGTTCATCCAAGAGCGCATCTACAAGCCTGAGCAACCCTTGGCGTATGAGTACGCACAGGACGTGGGCGACTTCCTTGAGAAGCTCGAGACTGAGTACAAGATCCCTCCAGTGTTACCCGAAGCTGTAGCGTTGCAGTACTTGACAGCGCCAGCCACATCCCAAGCCACGAGAGCGGCAGGCAGGGGCGCAGAGCAGGCTGGTATGGCGCTAGAACGAAGCATGGAGCCAGTCGTCAGGGGCGCCTTAGAGCAAGGCGGCTTACCTCGTGAGATGGCTATGGCGATGGGCGCTAACACGCAGTCCAACGTGATTAAGCCCAAGGGCGGCAATTGGCTTGGGAACTTGGTTGATCCCTCCATCCAGAACTTAAAAACAAGAGGCAATACTACACCCGAACAAATTGCTGACTTTGAGGCTCATCTTGAAAAAATCCGACCAGACTACGATCTTTCAAACCCTGCGCACGTCCGTGAACTTGCACAAATGGAAGATGCCATTCAGACGTTCAAAAACAACAGAGCAATCGATAAGTGGGTTGACAGCAACCTGACCAACTATATCAAGAAGGAAATGGGAACGCCTGAAGATCCAGTCAGAAGATTGGCTGAGGAAGGCATCAGCCACCTACCTAGAGACTTACAAAACCCACAGCGCATGTGGACTCCAGATGAGTTGGCTTATGAGCGAAAGAAACAAGGCTTTCCAGAAGAAGGGGTTGGCATACATCCCACGGCTCAGATGTGGGAGCAGATGGCTGACCAAGCGATCTATCCAAACAAGGCTGGTGATATTCAACAGTTCCCTGCCGAAATCGCTAAGCGCGATCAAGCTGTAGCCAAGTACGAAGAACACCTTAGTAAGCTTAATGAAAGGCTTGTTCCTTATTTAAAAAGCAAGGGATTGAATGACACTCAAGTTGAAGGCATGATGAGATTGCCTGACACTGAAAAGGCAAACATTCTTAATGACAAAACACTTAATAAGCTGTTCAATAAGATTCCGCCTTACCCGCCAAATACGCAGTTCCTTGAAGAGGCAGGCGCAAAGAATCCATGGATCACAAAACTAGATCCAAGTGAAAATGTTTACTCTGGCAATATCGGTGGCCTTAACTTTGACCACATCGTCGATGTTCTAAGACAAGACGTAGAGGCTGGACGCATTCGCCCCGACCAACTGAACAAGGTCAGCATGGAGCAGGCAGTGCGCCGAACCTATGAATTTGACCAAGATATGGCTCGTAGGATGCGTGATGCACAGCTCAAGCAACAAGAAGGCTTCCCACTTCATAAAGAGTATCCAGAAGGCTTCAGATGGATTGAGCTGGCTAAACCCAAAGTCACTGTTGACACGCCTTTACCTGAAGGTTTTAGATGGCTTGAGCCAAAAGGCGGCTATGAGCGTTTAGAAGGCCCTAGCATTCTTGACCCGCAACGTACTCGAACATATCTTGGTGACACAAAGGAGCAAGCTCTTAGGGTGGCTGAGGAAAGATCGATGCTAGGCTCTGAGCAACAAAAGATGCTTGAAGACGCATTGAAGTACGAAGGCGACACCATGGGGCATTGCGTCGGCGGCTATTGCCCTGACGTGCTTGCTGGTAACACGCGCATCTTCAGCTTGCGTGATGCCAAAGGTGAGCCACATGTGACGATTGAGACCCGACCAAACCGCAATCAATTGCGCGCAGACGATCTGTTGCCGTACAAAGAGGCGGCTTTAGAAGAAGCTAAAAGATTGCCTAATGGATATACGGACGCCGACCTCAGAGACATTGAGATTCGTATGGCAAGAGAAAACATGCCGCAAAATATCATTCAGATTAAAGGCAAAGGCAACGCTAAACCCAAAGACGATTACATCCCATACGTTCAAGACTTTGTGAAGAGCGGTAACTGGGCTCAGGTTGGGGACTTCCGCAACACTGGACTTCGCCTATCTGAAGATGCAATTGGCGCTGAGGCTATGCAAGCTTTGAAAGCGCAAGGCGTACAGATTCCAAAGTACGTGACCCAAGAAGAAGCCATCAAGATGTCGGCTGACGCAATGAGTAAAGCAGGAACGATACCACCACCAGCAGGCATGAAACGTGGAGGCAAGGTCTCCATCTCCAACAACCCAGACGCCATGATGCTGGAGCTGAACAACCAGAAGATGAAGAACGGTGAGCCTGCTTATGCTGGTGGCAAGGCTATCATCAAGAAGGGTTTGCAGTCTGCTCCGTTGCCAAGAGCTGTGCCGAAGACCAAAACTGAGATTGAGGCTATTGCCCAACGTATGGCGCCTCAGATGCTTGGAGAGTTTGTCCGCAAGAAAACTGGATCGCAATCAGTTGCTGAAAAGACTCAGAAGCAGTTTGCCAAAGAGAAGGAAATGAAGCACGACATCCGTCCAACAGGTGCTGAACGCCCGTTGCCAAGGGAAGTTGACATCGAGGAGCTTAAGGATCAGGTGATGATTGGCATCGCTGGTGACCCGACAATCTCAGGTCAGACGCTCTACTCTGTTGATGGCGTCCCCTTGGATAGCCCATCGCCTCAGCATGGAGGCCCTCTGTACGGCTTAGGACACGAAGGCGACGCATTCTGGGCTTCTGGCTTGAGTGCGGCTAACCGTGTGCAGAACGTAGCTCGTGAGGCGTCTGAGCAGTATGACCTGCCTGTGCTTGGTAACTACGTGATGATGGGGCCTGACTCCATTAACTACGCCCAGCACTACGCTGACGCAAACCTTGCCGCTATCAACCCAGCCAAGATGTCTAAGTCGCAGATTGAGGACTTCAACAATTTAGTTCGACGCGGCAGTAAAAAGTCTGGCCCTCGCCCGTCGTTCCCCGGGATCGAGAACCCGTCCGAAGCTTACCTTCACTTCTCTATCGACCCAGAACTGCGCAAGCACTTCAACGCTCTGATGCAGATGCCTACAGTGACTGAGAAGTACAACCTGCCAAGCGGTATCGATGTACGCCACGCTGTGACTGAGCCTGACCTGCGTGACTTGGAGATTGGCGTGACAGGCAAGTCAATTGGTCGCCTGCGCCCAGAGGTGAGTAAGCTAGGGCTGTCTGAGCATCCTACGTACTCGCACGATATCCCCGGTGAGTTCATCGGCTCCTCCAAGTACCCAGTCCCCTACGAGCTGTCCTTCCCTGACACCGTCAAGTCCGTGCGCGAGAACCCCAAGCAAGCCCCACAGGAGTTTGGCTCGTTCAAGTACGTTGGCCCTCGCCAAGTCATTGACCAGCAACTGATTGACGAGATCAAGCAGTATCAGGAGATGATCAAGAAGTACACAGGCAAGAAGGAAGGCGGATATATCAAGAAGCCAGCCGCCTACCTCAACGGCGACGAGTTCGTAAACGCCGCTAAGAAGTACGGCATCAAAGACAGCATGAACAACCTGAACAAGATCGTAGACCTTGTCAACAAAGGATTGTCAGTAGATGATGCGGCACGTCAAGTTGCTGACAGTGGTACTCACAAAGCCGCTGGTGGTGCTATCCGTGGTGATGACCTAATCCTTGAAGAGAGACCACTATGAGCCTCATAGGAGCTTTAGCCAAAGCCGCCAAGGCTGGTGAGACAGCCAAGAAGACAGCCCCCTTCTACTCCGCAGTAGATGAGGCGCTAGCTAACCTGCCAAGACCAAAAGGTACAGGCGCAGAGTTCTTTACGGAGCTGACCAAGCAAGCAGGCGTCAAGAAGGCTGAGCTGGCTGACCGCAAGCTGGAGCAGGCATTTAAAGCCAAGGGCAAGATGACCAAGGAAGAGGCTCAGCAAGTCCTCAAAGACAACCCTCCTCCTAGGCTTCAAGAGCGCGAGTTTACTGAGATCAGTGATGACGAGCGTGAAAATTTGTTACGAGACAGGATTGAGATCTCTGGTTACGACTCTTGGGATGAGGTTCCAAGTCGCGTCATACAAAAATGGAATGATGAGATTGATGCCGACATGGAAAAGTACGGCGACTACAAAACTGCTGGCGGCAAGAACTACCGCGAGATCCTGTTGAAGCTTCCCAATGAAAATGAAAGAATTAAAACAGCCGAAGAAAATGTAAAGCGGTTGAAAGAAGCATATCGACAGGATAGAAGTCAAAGCAACTACTTTGCCGTGCAGAATGCGGAACTAGAACTTGATGTTGCCAAGATTGGTCAATCAGGTTACAGGTCGTCACATTGGAAGGAAGACCCCAACGTCTTGGCCCACATGCGCGTCCAAGACCGCAGGGGCCCTAACGGCGAGAAGATCCTGCACGTTGAAGAGATCCAGTCTGACTGGCATCAGGAAGGTCGCAAAAAGGGCTACAAACCTGATGACTACATAGAGCAAAGCAATGCGTTGGAGACAGAATTCAGGGACTTAGCTAACAGGCGTGGTCAGCTTTTGAATGAAGCTGAACGCATAGGTTATCGCGGAGAAGGCCACAGAGCCTTGATTGATGAGGCAAACAGCATCACCCCTAAGCTCATGCAACTGCAAGAGCAAAGGGACAAAATGCAAAATGTTATAAGCTACGGTGTACCTGACGCCCCATTCAAGAAGAACTGGCACGAGCTAGCGATGAAGCGCCTGCTGAACTATGCCGCTGATAACGGCTATGACAGCATCGCCATAACGCCCGGTGCGGAGCAGGCAAAGCGCTTCAACCTTAGAAACCGAGTTGAGCAAGTAAGCTACACACCAGCCACCAAAAACCTGATGGCCTTTGACCGTTCAGGTAACGCTGTTGTAAATGAAAGCAATGTCAACCCAGAAGATCTGGAGAAGTACCTTGGTGTGGGCGTCACTGAAAGATTAAATCAAGCAGAGTTTGAAGGCCCCTCACGAGTGCTTCGAGGGGAAAGCCTTGAGGTCGGTGGCGAGGGCATGAAGGGCTTCTACGACCAGATTTTGCCAAACTACCTAAACACGTTTGGCAAATCATACGGCGCTAAAGTTGAGCCTATGTCTATTGACATGGGTGGCTTCAAAGTAAACCGCGACAGCTACCCATTGCCATACCGTCTTGAATTGGCAAATTCACCTGACATCATCTCTCGTTTTGCTACCGCTGAGGAAGCTTGGGCTGAAGCTCAAAGGATGGGGCAAATGCCTCTGCACAACTTCCGTATCACCCCCGAGATGCGTGAGTCCATCAAGCAGAAGGGCTTACCCCTGTACCAACAGATCGGCATTCCAACTGCTGGCGCTGGCGCGGCTTCTCAGATGCCTGAGCAAATGCAAGAGCCTGCGCTTGAACCAGAAGTTAAAAAGGCTGTTGGTGGAGCAATAAATTTTGACACAGCACCTGATATGTCTGATCAAGGGCGTATGATTCAGGGTGCTCCATTTAAACGTGGAGGTAAAGTCAATTTGACTACCAACCGCGATACCATGTTTTTGGAACTGAGCAACAAGAAGCTCAAAAGGAAATAAGCTATGGCGACACAATTCCCGCAAGACCCTAACGCTGGTCGTTTTATCGATGGTCTCAGCGACCAACAAGCCAGTGATGATGAGGGCATGGAGTTTGAGATGCCGACTGATGACGCAGACGTTGAGGAGCTTCCTGATGGTTCTGCGATTGTGCGCATGGAGACGACAGGCCCGATGGAGGATGCGGACTTCTACGCCAACTTGGCAGAAGAGATCAACCCCTACGACTTGAACAAAATAGCTCTGCGCTACATGGACTTGGTCGAGAACGACAAAAAGTCTCGTGAGGAGCGTGACAAGAAGTACGAAGAGGGATTGAAGCGGACGGGCTTGGGGAATGATGCCCCCGGCGGTGCAACCTTCATGGGCGCCAGCAAGGTTGTTCACCCTGTGATGGCAGAAGCCTGCGTTGACTTCGCCTCTCGCGCCATCAAAGAGATGTTCCCACCTGACGGCCCCACCCGCACCAAGATCCTTGGCGACGTGGATGAGGAGAAGATCCAAAAGGCTGAGCGCAAGCGCGACTACATGAACTGGCAGTTGACCGAGCAGATTGAAGAGTTCCGCGACGAGCAGGAACAGCTCCTGACTCAGCTCCCCTTGGGTGGCTCACAGTACATGAAGCTCTGGTACGACGAGAAGAAGAAGCGTCCCTGTGCTGAGTTCATGCCAATCGACAACATCTTGCTTCCCTTTGCCGCGGCTAACTTCTACACAGCCCAGCGCGTCACTGAGATGCAGACCCTGACTGAGTGGGAGTTCAAGAACCGCATCCGCTCAGGTCTGTACCGTGACATCGATCTGATCCGCGTCAGTGCTGAGCCTGAAGAGACCCACTCTGAGAAGGCTAACAACAAGATTGAAGGTCGCAAGTGGGAAGACAACGAAGACGGTCTTCGCAAGGTCTATCACATCTACACATGGTTGGAGCTCGAAGAAGATCCTCTGACAGAAGGTGAATCAGCTCCCTACATCCTGATGATTGACGAGCACGAGAATGAGTGCGTTGGTCTGTACCGTAACTGGGAAGAGGGCGACGAGACACAGACCAAGCTTGACTGGTTGGTCGAGTTCAAGTTCATCCCATGGCGTGGTGCATACGCTATCGGTTTGCCACAGCTCATTGGAGGGCTGTCAGCGGCTCTTACAGGCTCTCTGCGCGCTTTGCTGGACTCTGCCCATATCAACAATGCGGCAACCATGCTCAAGCTCAAGGGAGCGAAGATCTCTGGTCAGTCCCAACAGGTCGATGTGACGCAGGTGTGTGAGATCGAAGGGGCCCCCGGTGTTGA